ACGGCTCCATCTGCTACAACAACGGTTGTGATTGGTTTGACACTAGCAAACACGACTACAAGTCAGATAACAGCCGATATTAAGTTAAGTGCAGGACAGACTGTGTTTTTAGCCAAAACCATACCGATACCCTCTGGTTCATCCTTTGAATACATGGGAGGTAATAAGGTTATTATGGAGACAGGTCATACGTTAAGTGTTTCATCAAACACAGCAAATAGCCTTGATACTGTAGCTAGTATAATGGAGATCACATAATGCCATACATAGGAAGCCAAGTTGGTTCTAGTTTTTCATCAAGACCTGCAACGCAGGAGTTCAACGGAGATGGCTCTACAACGGTCTTTACGTTAAACCAGACTGTAGCTCAAGAGGATATCGTAGTCAGCGTTGACGGTGTAATACAGGAGAGTGTAGACGCATTTACAGTGCCAAATGGCACAAACCTTACATTTACAGAAGCTCCTTCAAGTGGCACAGGTAATATCTTTGTTATTTATCTTGGTGCAACAGATACAAGTATTACGATACCGACACAGAACAAAGGAAATTTTAAGAATGGTGGTATGTTTAGAGTTAACTCACAGACTGTAGATGTAGACACAACGATAGAAGCAACAGAGAATGCAACAGCTACAGGACCTTTGACAGTATCTTCTGGCATAACCATCACAGTAAACTCAGGGGGAAATCTAGCAATTATATGAGCAACCTTCTAGTACAGAATATAAAGCATACAAATGGTACAACTGCCCAGACTATTGACAGTTCTGGTAGAGTAACTAATCCAAACTGTCCTGCTTGGAGTGTATATTTTTATAATGATGGAACAGGTGGTTCTGATGGTTCTGGAGGGGATGGAGTTGGTGCAGGTTCTGGTTCTGCTGTAACAATTTTGTGGAATAGAGAATCTGTCGATACTGGAAATTCATATAATACGTCAACTGGACAGTATACTGTTCCTGTAACTGGGGTTTACTTAGTTTCATTAAAATTGCTTGGAGCAGCAGATGCAGGTGGGGGAGCGCAAAGTGTAAATGTGCAGTTACAAAAAAGCACAGACAGTGGAACTAATTTTTCTAGTTTAGATATTTTTTATAATCAACTTGATGGAAGTGGAGGATATCCAAATTCTTCATCTGTAGTAATTCATTCTTTTAATGCAGGTGATATTCTAAGAACTCAAGTAATGTCTGGTTATATTTATGTTGAAAACAGTGACAACCCATACAATAGATGGTCTGGTTTTTTAATAGGATAAACAATGAGTACATTAAGAGTAGACAGCTTACAAGGACAGACAGCAGGTACGAATCGGTATGTGGTGCAGGTACTCAGCACGACAAAAACAGACCATTTTACAACAACAAGTTCAAGCTTTACAGATATCACTGGATTGTCTCTTACAATAACACCTGCTAATATTAATAATAAAATTCTTTTAATGACAAATGTTTATGCGTCACATGGTGATGCCGCAATCCTTCAAGCTTTAAGAGATTCTACCGTTATAGGTAGTGGAGATGACTCAGACTCTACCTCAACAAAAAGAGGGTTTGCTATGATTAGAGAAAGTGCAACAAATTTAGGAGCACATTACAATCTCACTCATTTAGATAGTCCGAACACTACATCAGCAGTAACTTATAAGATACAAATTAAATTGGACTCAAGTGGCACAGTAGCCGTAAATAGAAGATCATCTAATACAGACTATGCAACAAGTTCATCTATAACCCTCATGGAGATTGCCCAATGAGTACACTATCAGTAGACACAATACAGGGTAAGACAACAGGATCAAAGGTAGATATAGCAGGTCATGTTGTGCAAGTTATTTATGCTGAAACAGATACAAGACAATCATCTACAGCAACATCTTATACTGACCTTACTGGAATGACTGCAACGATAACACCTTTTAGCTCAAGTAATAAAGTATTGGTGCAAGTATGTCTTAATATGGGTATGGAAGATGTAGGGATGAATTTGAGTTGTCAATTACTTAGAGGGAGTACAAATATTTTTGCAGGAACAGATACAAGTATGAAACAGGGATTTGTTCAGACTGAATGTGGTATTAGTGGTTATAAATATGAGATAAAAAACTTTACAGCAACCACACTTGATGCTCCTGCAACAGCTTCAGCCGTTACTTACAAAGTACAGGCAAAGGTGAATACTGCTGCAGGAACTTTTTATATGAATAGAAATCATCACAATGCGACAGACCAAGGTACAACAAAATCATCAATTACATTACTGGAGATAGGACAATGACAACAATAGCACAAGCCTTAACGAGTTTAGGAGTTACAGAGTGGGTTCTTAGAGGAGAGCCTACAAATGAAGAAGAGTTTAACGAAATGTTCCGTAAGGTTACAGGAGCAGATAAAAATGGTTCAGCAATCGAAAGTGCAGACCCAAAGGATTGGGGCGTAACGTATGCACAGGTAGCAAGTGAAAAGACGTTACTGCAAAGCCGTGAGCCAATGCGACTGCTCCGTGTAGAACGAGACAGATTACTGGCAGAAACAGATTGGATGGGTAACAGCGATGTCACTATGTCAAGTGCATGGAAAACCTATAGACAAGCCTTGAGAGACTTACCTGCGAGTTCTGATCCAAAGTTAGCAAGTGATGGCACATTAGACATGAGTAGTGTAAAGTTTCCAACTAAACCAAGCTAGGAGTAAGAAGTGGGTTTAACTAAAGTTAGAGGAGCAGGCATTGATGCTGATGGTCAAGAGATCATTCTTGATGCTGACCAAGATACGACTGTTTCAGTAGATACTGACGATCAAGTAGATATAAAAGTTGGTGGTACAGATAGAGCAGTATTTTTAGCAAATAACATGCACTTAATAGGTGGTACTGTTGCTAGAGTCCAGTTGAGTAGTAGTGGATCAGGCACAACACCAAACACAGGAACTAACAATGTTTACATTGAAGGTAATGATGACACTCTTGTTTTGAATTCAGCAGGAAATGGACATATTATATTGCAAGAAAATGGAACGGAACGCATTAGAATCCATGCTACAAAAAACAATGTGAAAATAGGAGAAAACACAAGCACTTTATATGGAGATGCTCCTTTAATAGTTGAACGACAAGAATCAGGCAATGATTCTGTTATAAGAACAAGACACCCATCTACAAATTCAAGATATCATATAGATTTTTTTAATAGTAGTGGTTCTCAAGGAAATATTACAGTTACTTCAAGTGCAGTGCAATTTAACAGTACGTCAGATTACAGATTAAAAGAAAACATAGTTACAGATTGGGATGCCACGACAAGACTTAAACAGCTTAAACCATCTCGTTTCAATTTTAAAACAGATAAAGATAAGACAGTAGAAGGTTTTTTAGCACATGAGGTATCTGATGTTGTTCCCCAAGCAGTAATGGGTAAAAAAGATGCTGTGGATAAAGATGGAAATCCAGAGCATCAAAGTATGGATGCAAGTAAACTTATACCACTTCTCGTTAAAACAATACAAGAATTAGAGGAACGAATATCTTCATTGGAGAGTAAGTAATGCCATATATAGGAAAAGCACCCAATCAAGGGGTTAGAACACGCTTCATATACCAAGCCACAGCAAGTCAAACTTCTTTTAGTGGTTCAGATGCCAATGCAAACGTATTAAGCTACAGCGATGGTGAGTATGTGGATGTCTATCAAAATGGTGTTTTACTCAAACCTGCAACAGACTACACCTCTACTTCTGGCACAACGGTGGTGCTAGTAACAGGGGCATCATTAAATGATGTGGTGGAGATTATAGTGTATGATGCTTTCAGCATAGCCAACAGCTACACCAAAGCAGAATCAGATACACGCTATCCTTTTCTTGGAAACGACAGTATAATACGAACCAACGGCAACAGTATCACGGCAGATATAACAATACCCAGTGGTACAAACGGATTGTCAGCAGGACCTATAACAGTTACAAATGCTACAATCACAGTTAACGGAGTGTATACAATAGTATGACCAGTAGATTATTAGTAGATAAGATTGAGGGGAAGACTACGGCAAATACTGTGCAGATGCCAAGTGGTTCTATTATTCAATTAGTAAAATCAACTGGAGCAACACAAACTAACACTACTTCTACAAGCTTTGTAGCAACAGATATTTCTGTAAATATAACTCCAAAATTTAATAATAGTCTTATAAGAATAGATGTTCAATCTGTTTGGTGGCTTCATTTTGGTGCAAGTGCAGAAGAATATTTTATTACAACAGTGTATAGAGACAGCACAAACATTGGCTCTTCCAGTAGTAGTAGAGTAAATCAATTTAGGTCTGGCTATGTAGATAGTGGAAATGCTTACAACTATAATAATGGATTTACTATATTTACATTTGATACACCCAATACGACAAGTCAAGTGACATACAAACTTTATGTGCGTAGTGGGGCAGGTCTTGAAGTTAGATATGCAGATACAAACTCAGAAAATACAATTACAGCAATGGAGATAGCACAATAATGGCAAGTGAACTTCATGTAGATGCAATAAAACATTCTGGTGGCACAAGTGCCTTGACGATAGATAGTAGTGGTAATGTAAATATTCCTGGTTCTGTTATCCAACTGGTAACTAATACAACTTCTACTATAACAACAGTTGATACCACTACTTATACGGACTCTGGACTAACCTGTCAAATAACACCAAAGTTTTCTTCAAGTAAAATATTTATAGTTGTCTCACAACAATTTAGAATTCGACACGCAAGTGCTGATACTGGAATGGGCTGGAAGATATTTAGAGATTCAACTAATGTTAAATCATCAAATGTGAACTACGCTTTGTATATTTATGAAGAATCTTCTGGTGGGGTTGACTGGAGAGGTTGGCAAACATGGAATTACTTAGATAGTCCATCAACCACAAGTCAAATTACCTACAAAACACAAATATCAAGATATGCTTCAAGTGGCACTGCTACATTGAGGGCGCAAGATAATAATAATCCTTCAACAATGACACTAATGGAGATAGCTCAATAATGGCATCAATTATTAAAGTAAATACCATACAAGACGCAACGAACTCTACAACGGCTATGAGTATTGATAGTAGTGGGAGGGTTACAACTTCTGCCAGACCTGCATTTTCAGCATTGAACACTTCAAGTGTAACAATAAGTGGACTAACGGCTTTAGTTTTTGACACAGCTACATTTAATATAGGAAGTCATTTTGAGTTAAGCACAGGAAAATTTACAGCACCAGTAACAGGGATATATCTTTTTTGTTTTAAAACAATGCTGTACAACATGGGTACAGGGGAATATTTCGACTTTTATCCTTATATCAATGGTTCGCAAAAACAAAGATTTGAATTAACAGGTAATGGTGGTGGTCATACCCAATTTGACTATAGTGAGTTGGTTCAGTTAAATGCGAATGACGTATTTCGATTATATGGCAATGACCGTTCTTCTGGAAGTTATGCCATGTATACCAATGAAAATCGTTTCACAGGATGTTTAATAGGATAACACCATGAGCAAAGCAGCAGAACTAGCAAACCTTATAGGCAACATCAACATGGGTGGTGGTGGAGTAAACAGAA